TCCCCATTGGATAGTGAATCCATTAGCAAATTTCACAAACCCATTCTCTTCAAGCCTTTGTGCTACAATACCGCCCATTCCAAGAAGATTTTTTATATCTTTCAATGTAGCAACTGGATTTTCTTGCCAGTTAGTCGCACCAAGGATTTTGGCAATCATTGCAGTAATCGCTGGATGAGATGAAATATCTGTGTTATGAGTTGCTAATTCAGTTTTTACTTTTTGTAAAAGTCCACCATGTGCGTTTGCATCGGTATTATGACGTTCCATTTCGCCAGCCGTGATATATGCCGCATCACTGCGTTGTACTACAACACTTGCTGCATTATCTACTGCAATTGTTATTTCAAACACTTTTGAATTAATCGGCGTGTCTTTCGATGGGATATAATCTACAAAGTTACCGCCATTGGTGTATGCGATCATAACAGCCGTACTATCATCTTCACCATCTAATTTTGCAAATACACCAATTTCACGAGCATAAAAACCATGTTCTAGGTGTTCATTGCTTAATGCAAAATCTAATTGGAATTGTCCTTCCTTAACAAATCGCCCTGGAGATGCAAAAGGCAATTCCAATAATGGATTAATTACGTTTTCCATTATTTCAATATTTTGATTGGTTAGTTGTCCATCGCCAGCTACTACTTTGATAGGTACTAACGCTTTACCAGTCGCATTTGATTTTGCAATCAAGATACGGCCATTTTTAGTTTGAGAAATACTAGGATATTTCGCCATGTTACCCCCTAAATTTTAATGATTTCCTTAACATCAACCACACCACCGATATATGTATTATTTGATGTGCTTAATTCATCAACATTAACTTTTGCATCAATTCTAATGATTTCCTTAACATCAACCACACCACCGATATATACAGATTGTGCTAGTTTAGTTGTACTTTTAAATTTGATAAGTAAATTTTTAGGAATGATTGGCTCAATGTATTCCCAAACATTAAATAATAGGTATTCATTGCCTGGTTTAAAATCTAGCCAATATTCATATGCATTGCCGTTTACACTATGAGTTACTGCCACTTTTCCGTACTTGAAATCAAGCATTTCCTGTACTTTAGGCATAGTAAAAGGACGTTGACCGATTAATACTGATAGTATTTCGTTTCTACGTCCTTGTGTGTCTTTTAAATTAACAGGTGAAATATCAAGTATTTTCTCCCATGCATCTAGTCCATAGTCTGATGCAGTATAGATGTATTCTTCCTTGAATATTCCGAGCATTAATTCCCATAGTATATTTAATTCTGCGTTTTCTACACGATACACTTCTTGTATATCACGAGAATCACGAGTTAATGGAACGGCAAATTGTGATATATCTATATCACGCTTAAATATTCCAAAATCTGTAATCATACAGCCACCAAATTAATCGTACCCATTACAGGGATTTGATTATCCTTTAGTTCTAGCTTTGGTATATTCTGTCCGTTAATTTGAATGTGTCCGACATCTAGCACGTTAGGTAGTTCTACTGTCAATGCAGTTACAATGCTAGAACGGACTGTGATGAATTGCTTTTCATCTTGTTTTGCCCACTCTTTACAACGATTAATTAAGCGTTCTTTGATAGCCGTTTCAATAGCATTCTTGATTTCTGCCACTTGATGGCCTTGTGTCATTGTTACTTCGATTGTGTAATTAATCGGAACAGGTTCAGCTTTAACTACTGTTACAGTATGTCCGATTGGTGCTAGTCCGTAGCCTTTACCTTTAGGCATCGGATCCATAACATTCTCAACCTCTTTTATAAGTTCATCATCTGCTGGGCCGTAATCACTGTTCAACACTACCAATTTAACAGTACCGCCACCATTCCAACATCGGTATACCTTAACACCACCAACGCCAGGAATGGCTAACACCTTTTCTTTATAATCAGCACCATTACCGCCATAGGCTTTAGATTTTAACGCCTCAAAGTAGCGTTGACGGAACACTTCTGTTTCTTCCTCATCTTCGCCTGGTGTGATATTCTTCAAAATTTTAGCGGTAGTTAAGCCGTTAATACCTTGAATTGGTGTGATATCACCAGTTACAAAGTTAGGGGAACGCCCAAATTGTTCGCAACGCATTTTATATTTATGCTCATCGGCATTCAATACTTCCGTTACGATGAAATTATATTCATTGTAGTTAAACCTAGAACCAATAGGCACGTCCATATTAAACTGTGCCTCAAATTCCCCTTGTGTAGCTAGCTCAGGGTAGATATTGAATTCAGCTGCACGTAGAATTAAGAATTCTCTATCAGCAGTCCTTGCAAATGCTTGTTTCAATATAACATCGGCTAGGATATAGAGTTCTGCAAATTCAATACTAGCTGGAGCAGTAGCATCATGGATTACACTACCCTCACGGCGGTCAAATTCGTCTTTAACCCTATCGAGCATTCGCTTTTCTATCCTGTCAGCCGTCATATGCTCATACAATACCGCTCACCCCTTTCTTAATTCCTTGCAATGTACCATATATAGTATCAACATCGAATTCAGTCATAACATCACCACCATTATTGCTAAATTCAAAATTGTATACTTTTGTTATTCTATCGTCATTCAGCAAAGCCTCTTCTATACGTCTTTGCAATTCAGCATATACATACGGAATAGGCTGTCCAAATAAGTCTTGTAATTCGATACCATAATTCCAACTATAAATAATATATTGGTATCGCTCTGTGTTAATGATTTTATAAATTGCTTGCTCCATAGCTCGCAACTTATCCGCATAACCTCTAATTTGGCTATCTGTCCTAAAATCAACATCATATGTATGCGATGGTTCAATATAATTTACTGTATCAGGAATTAGCGTATCGTTAGTTTGTTTTGGTAAAAGTAAATTATCTGCCATTATTTAGTTGTACACCCCCTATTTGGGTTATACCAACGATCTAACGCTATATAACGCTGTCCGCCAGTTTCCTTTAACATAATGACCTTATCCCCCATAACTAATTGATTATGTACTAGAAATTTCTTTCTTCCTGTGTAATCGTGGTTATGACTAGCGTATTCAGCCAAACCACCGCCACCTGCTCTATTTTCTGTTACATGGTTTACACTCATTTCAACAGTCCATTCACAGGTATTTTTAGTAAGAATGATATTACTTTCAGGAATGGTTAGATTAGGGTCTATTTTAATAGCAAGTGGGGATACACTCACCACTTCACCAACGATTACTTCCATGGGTTCGCCATTTTGAATAACTGTACTAGCTATTTCCTTTATGGTATTAACCATTTTCATGTATTCACTATCCATTATGACGCCCCCATTCTAATAATCTTAGTCGGCGCCTCGTCATCATGCCATGCATAATTTGCGTTGCCGTATTTCATAGCATAGCCACGGCTTGACGAATTACCAAAGCAACCACCAGCACCATCAGCAATTACCACATGATCATCATCGCCATAAATCAACAAATCGCCTTTATTAGCATAGCCGTTAAATTGTTCAGTAACATAACCTTTAGCCTCAAGGTTTTGGCGAAGTGTAGGAACCGATGCAGTACCTTTGTCATATTCTGCTTTTAAATCAGAATTGTACCATGAACCAGTCGCACATACTGTATCAGCACATCCAACACTACCATATTGAGATACACGGCCGTCATTCGCACTAAATGCAGTATCGACTTGTCCAGCAGTACCACCAGCACCAGTAGTAACACCGCCACTTGAACGTGTTTTCTTACTAGCCTCTATTTTCTTAACTGCCTCAGCATCTTCATCTTTCGCTACTTCATATGTTGCATCATTTTCAACGTATCGCAAATCTAAATCCATTCCGTGAAATCCTGTTTTAAACGTATGAGTAACAGATGTTACCATCATGTAATTATTAACAATCATATCGCCAAAGTTTCGATTGATATACACCAACGAACCACCACGCACACGCACATCACCAATGACATTTTTTAACTTAATTTCACGGCTCTTTTTATTTTTGTGAGCCATGATTGCCTTGGCTTGTGCCACTGCATTGATATCCTTCTCTTTAGGAATGAGTAGATATTGCAATCTACCCCATTTTTCGATGTTTTTATCGTCCTTAGCAATAAATGTATTCTCTAACTTGCTTGATGCACCATTTGGAACAGTACGCACGATTTTTACATAGTTGTATGTATCCTTATCGATGGAAGTGGTATATTGCACATCTTCCATACATTCATCATCGATATATATGTCTGTTTTCATGGTTTCAAACGATGCCAATCGTAATTCACCAGCATCATCATATAGGTGATAGAATGCATGATTAGGTGTGTATATAGCCGTTTTGTCTAGTAATTGACATATCATTTCTTGTAATGACTTATCTTTGAATATCGTCTGCGGTTTTTCAGGCGTTTTCCACACAGTATCGTCCATGTAACCACATTTCAATCCAAAGTCCTCGGCTACCATTTTGATAAACTCAGTAGCAGTCATTGCACCAATAACATAGCAATCTTTATTTTTCAAATAACGTAATTGATCGTAGCAAGTAACCGATATCGAATTCTTGCCATCACGTTGCTTTTCAAATATAAAACCATAGAATACAGCACCACCATTTAAGGTGAATTTAACAGTATCCCCTTCTTCAAAATTGAGATTAGGGTCTTTAGGCACTTTAAATGTCATTTTGCTAGGCACGCAATCAACGGCCCTAGTAATCTGAACATCATCTTGCGGTTCAATAAGCCACAAATCGCCAGTACTTTTATTTCTGATAGTTAATTCATAATGCAATTGTACAGGCATAGGAATAGGAGTGATAACGCCATTTATTTGAGATTTTTCAACAGTTTTGTTTTCTGTTTTCTTTTCTTCTACAGCCATTCGTTATTACCTTCTCGTTTTAGTTGGATGACTTGACCTACACCTAAGATGGCTGGCACGGCTATTTTGTTAAGTGCAGCAATTTGGAATAGGTTTTCAGTATTCCCTAATTGCTTTTTAACTATTTGTTGCAGTGTTTGACCTTGTGATACTTTAGCCGTAGATGATACCGCCTTATTATCCGTTGGTCTATCCTGTTTCACACTACCTTTAGCCGTGCCATCTTTGTCGGTTTTTACTTCAATACGTTTCGCTCCCCAGTCTCTCCATTGTTTCAAGGATATATTGGCGTACGAATCAAAGCCGTTATCCGCATCTTCATCGATACTGTAATTTTCAAGCGTACATTTCATGTTAGTCATTGCTAGCATTTGCCCGCCTGGTTTCATTCTAACTACGATGAATTGAAATCTTGTTTTAGTGGTTTTTAACTTTTCAAGTTCATCAATGTAATATTTAGCCTTCTTAGACTTAAACAACATCGATTCATTGAATGGATAGTCTGAATTAGGTAAAAGAAATTTAAAGGCAATATCAGTAAGTCCAGCTGGCTTGATGATATTTACTTCCCCTTTACCTAATAGATCAATAGTTTCATTCTTACCATTAATAGTAGTGGTTAATTCCTTAGGGGGAATTGGTATTTGCATAGTTCCTAAATAGAAATAGTACATTTATATCCCCTCTCTTTGAATTATAAACGCATCTTTTAACCCTTTGGCAATTTGGCTAGTAAATCCGTCTAAATCAGTACCATTGTTAATTTCCACATCGTTATTCATTTGAATGTGGATAACATTGGCATCTTGCCATTTCTTTAACGATTTATCGATAGCACTTTCACGGAGTGCTTTAATTTCATCGTTTGTCATGTCAATGGATTTAGCGATTTTGCCTGTGTTTTTGGCGGTCTTGCCTGTGTTTTTCTTAGTCTTATTAGCCGCATCATGGTCTGAACCTGGTGTAAGTTTACTAGGGTCAAACTCTTTAGGTGTTTGGACACCTTTCATATTAGGCATTAGATTTTCTAGGCTTAAATTAGCACCTACATCGTAGCCATTCATTGCTGCTTGTGTAATACTGGAATATTCCATCTTATTCATAACAGTGGTTTCACCACCTGCCACTTCAAAGCGTTTCAGCATCCCCGTTGAATCTCCAACTTCTTCGATTTTGACACCTGGTATTTTATTAATTGCACCGATAATGTCATTAATACGAGCCTTGATAAAACTCCAAATACCATTCCAAATATCTACGAATAAATTGCCAACTGCTGCTAATGGGTCTTTAAATACATTAGCCAAGAAATTGACAAATGCTGCGATGATATTCCAACCAAGAGCGAACACATTATAAATAACTGAGCCGAACGCATAGAATGCACCAACTACAATGCCAAGCACACTGATATTTGTATCACAGAAATAGTTGATTACCTCAACTGCAAGGAAGAATACCGCAATCACCGCTACTATTAAGCCGATTATCCACGTTAAAGGACACGCATATAATGCTGCGTTTAAACCTTCTTGTGCTACTATCATAGCCAATATAGCTGCAGTTTCTACCCAATCGGCTGCCGCTTTAACAGCCATAGCACCTGCAGCAATTACAGTTCTAACCGCTGCGATACCAGCCTGTACCGCATAATACGAAAGTACACCACCTAATACAATCATAGCTAAATACATGATAGATGAGTGTTGACGGATAAAGTTAGACAATGTATTAAAAGCCCATATAGATGTATTGATTGTTTCACCAACCACACCTACTAGCCAATAGAATACAGGTGCTACCATTTGAATGGCCCCTGTTACATTGTCTACTAATTCACGTATACCTTCACTATTTGCAATGTCTGATATTCGTTGAAATACAGGTTCAAACGCTTTAATTGCCTTATTCTTGATTGATTGCATATGATCGCCCCAAGTTTTTGGCAACGATTCAAACTGCTTTTCAATCTCAGGCATATTATTCATGATAGCGTTTTTAATTACATCAGCGGTGATTTTACCCTCTGATGCTAATTTCTTAAGTTCGCCACGAGATACGCCCATAGATTTAGCAATGATATTTTCAATCATCGGAGCATTTTCAGCGATAGAACGGAATTCATCGCCTTGTAATTGTCCGCTTGCTAAACCTTGAGTTAATTGGAGCATAGCGTTCTTTTGTGCCTCTTTTGATGCACCACCAATAGCAAATACCTTTTGAATGCCTTCCATGAATTCTACGGCTTGCCGAGGGTCAGGGAATGCATCATGTGCCGATTGCGATACCTGAATAACCGCATCAGCCATTTCCATGTATCCACCTCTAGCACGTTGAGCAGATTCAAATATCTGTTTGTTTAAGTAGATAGCATTTTCTTGACTGCCTGCCACGAGTTTCAACCTAGCTTGTACGCTTGCCCATTCCGTAGCCGTATCGGTAATTGAATTTACGGCCCCTTTAATCATTCCTACGCCGTTCATAACTGCATTTGCTAATAAGTTACCAGCAAAGCTATTCATAATACCGCCTAGGCTTGCTTTTAGCGTTTCGCTAGCGTTCGATACACCATTCATTTTATTGTGCAGTGTACTCATGGATTGATAGGCTTTTGTGGTTGCATTTGCGGCTGCATTCATTGCATTAGGAATATTAGTTGATAGGCTTATATAGTTTGAAAGTGTAGCCATTCATTACCCCCTCTTCGCTTTATCCAACTCAGCTTGTTCATCTTTTGCATGCTGTTGGATAAAAGCAATTACTACCGCTTTTTCGTTTATACTCATTTCCGCAAAAACAGATGGTTGCATATGGTATTTAACAAACGCCAAATATGCGAATATCGTTTCTGTTTCATTGGAATCTAGGAGTTTTTTACTTCTTTTACCTTATCTTCCATGCCGACATCAAAGCCTTGTGCCTCAGTTGCAGCAGCTAAAAGGTCAGCATATTCACCAGGTGTAAGCATAACCTTAACTAAATCAACAGGTTCAGTTACACACCAACTATCTTGCAATTCAGCATCATACAAATTAGGATATGTGATAACTTTAGACAATAACTCTTCGTTGTATGCAGTTGTATCAAAGCGTTCTTCAGATTGACGTGTAATTCTATCTGTAATACGTTTAGTGTATTTTTTACGCATTTTTTCTGTTTCGTCAGTAGCTAATGTCTTGATTTTCCATGCGATAGGCTCGCCATTAGCACCTTTAATACGTTTAGATGCCACATATTCCGTTTCATTGACTACTTCAACATTCTGTTTTAAAAATGCACTTAAATTTTCAGCCATTGTAAATTTCTCCTATACAAAAAAGGGAGCAAGCACTAGGCTTGCATCCCATCTAATTCATCAAAATGTTCAACATATTTAACACCTTCATAAGTGAAATTATGTTCTTGTTCGATATATTTGCCGTCAGCATCGAATTCTGCTGCCGTTAATTCATCAAGGTTTACGCCTTTAAGAATTACGGAACGTCTACCAGCTTTAGAAGTCGGATCATGATTGACTACTTGCATGTCAAAGTATGTATCAACACCTGTTTTCAAGTATTTTTCAACCATTTTGTCAAATAAAGCTGTGTTATGGTAAATTGTCAAACTACCGTTATATTCAACGGAAGTAGATTTATTACCAGCACCAATACGGCCTAAAATAGCCACTTTTTCTTTATTTTTCTTAATTTTTGCAGTAAGTTTTTTTGCTTGGAACAGCAAATATCTATTACCGCCAGTTACGATATAGCAAGATGCCAATTTGGAAGAAACTACATCGCCAGCCTCCATCGTTTTCAAAGCATCTAAAATTTCATCTGCCATGTGTTACCTCCTACGCTACTACTACAGTCATGTACAATTTTTCCATTGCCACTGTTGGTTGTAATTGTACATTAACCAATACATCTTCTTTGTTATCGCCTTGTGTTGGCACTGGGATGTCCTTATCATCAAAGTTTTGGATAGCACGTACCTTTTGATATTGTTCAGCAAGGTATACCAAATCACCCCATAAGGATTCACGGCCAGCTTGGTCATTAGGGGATTTATCAAGGTGTGTTTTATTAAACAATCTAGCACTATCAATCGCCCAATTATCAAGCACACGAATAACTTGATTGAATGAGAAGTCTCGGTTTTTAGCTTTGCTAAATTCTGTGAATGTGTTGATATCTTTCAATACACGCACATCGCCTTGAATGTTGCCACCTACCGCATCAGTTACACTATGGAACATGAACATACCATCTTTAATAGCTTGTTCTAATTCGTACTGTTTATATTTAACATTTACAGTGAATTCGCCGTCATAGATCATATTGCCCACTGTTGCGTTAATATTACAAGATGCCTCTTGTCCTAATGTCCAGTACACTAAAGAGCCTTTTTCAGCACCTTCATCGGTTACATCGTTAAGGATAGAGATAACCCCTTCATAATTTACTTTTTGTTTACCATGAATCACTAATTGGAATTTAGCACCACTTTGTTCACGGCAACGTTTTGTAAATGCGATGAGCAAGTTTTTAACTGTATCATTAGCACCAGCATAACCGATTGTATTAAAGTAGTAAGGTTCAAGCATATCAAGGCCATCTTGATAGTTTTGAACAGTTACCGCACTACCATTAGTGCCACCAGTCAATGCAGCATATGCACTAGCAGTTAATGCACCTGTTTTTGTAAAGATAATGTAATCATTGTCTTTCAATTCGGTTGCATCTTTCAAATTCTTTTGTGTATCTACTACTTTACGAACATCACCAGTTGTAAGGTATGTATTTACAATGAATTTACCGCTATTATCTGGGTCAGCTTGTACAGATACACCCAAATCATTACCACGGATGCCCTTGTATTTAGCTTTACCGATAGTACCAGTTGCCTGAGCACCATCAGAATTTAAGCGGTAGAAATAGCCAGTTTTTAAGCCACGGAATAAATCACGTAAGCCTTTCATTTTTTCGTGGCCATAATCATAACCAAAGTACTTTTGACATTCTTTTTGGAAAGTATCGTTATCTACACGGAATACTTCACCGCTAGGGCCCCAATCAAAGGCAAGCATCATAGCACCAAACCCACGATCGGATACTTCCGCATATGCTCGGTCTTTAGATACGAAATTAATATAAGTACCTGGCAATACTTTATTATGGAATAAGAATGTGCCACCACCTAATGCCATATTTCACTAACCTTTCACAGGCGTTTTTAATGCCTGATTTAAAATTCTATCAATATCACTATGCGTATACATCACATTTTCATCCAATAGACATGTGAGCAAATCACGATATCGTCTATATTTATCAGATGCAATGATTGTATATGCATCAAATTGTTGTTCAGCCATTACAGGCGTTTCAACTGTTTCAATTTCTGCCATCTTTTACCCTTTCTGTTAATTCTATGTGTTTCATGCGTTCGATTGGTTTAGATACACTTCGTAAAATATTTTCATATGTTACAAAGAAATGTAATACACCATCCGACACTTTATACTTCATACCAGTTCCCATAATCGTACGTTCCCCAACTTGTACAAATTCAAGCAACTGATACAACACACTAGGAATTCCTAATAACTTTCTTGTATCTGTAACCACATCAAGATTATTGGCGTAATACATGATGTCTAAATCCGACGAGGTATTATACAGCGTTCCAACATGTCTGCTCATGCTCGGCTCAATAACCTTGATATAAGCACATGGGAATGTCATATTATTCTCTTTAAATTCTAGGTATATAGGCACATTCAAGGCCTTATGTACAGTCTTAGATACGGCCGTTAATATATCAGTATCCACCATAATCTTTAACCCATTTCTTTAATGTAATCTCCATAATACGTTTAGCGTTTTTATTGACTACCTTTTCCGCTTTCTCGTGCATATACGCACCATCTACCCAAGGTTTTTTTAATCTGCCACCTTGCATGACACCGCCTTTAGATTGACCTATCCAAGGAAGAAATCTCCCAACCTCTTGCCTATGTCCATCATTTAGGAACGATGCATATGATGATGTGTTAAATACCTCAACTTTACCGCTTTGATTGTTTAATTGATATTTACCAATACTCCATGATTGGCGTGTATGTTCGCTATCAAAGTATTTTGTCTGTATCTTTCCATGTTGCATGAATTTTACTGACCTTTTACCAACTGGCGTATTTAACTTTGCCTCACGCACATACACACTTGCCATGTTTTCAACCACTTTTTTATTGAACGCTTGAATATTCCCTGATTGACTTAATTTTATTAAACTATCTTTAAAATCAGTAAAATCTTTTAGGTCGAAATTTACACCCATATCAATGCACCTCTAAATTTTCGAGTTGCACCTCTTGATGAGTGTCATATCGTGAAGAAATCGAAGCACTGCGAAAAAATTGTTTCGTATTTCGCCCTGTAACAGCTATTCGTGAACCTTTGGGTATGATTACACTAGGCGAACAGAAAAGGCTCGTATACTGCGTAAATTTTGGTATTTCAGCCATATTGGCAATATTCGATGTTTTATATGACAATCTGCAAGGATATGGGCCGTCAATTTTGGTTGATTTTGCCATTATCCCTGTTTCTTCGTCCATTTGGTCGATTTCGGTTTCAATCGTACATTCGCAATCGTAAAGTTTTTCGATTTGCTTTGTATACCTCTCTACCATTTCAGCCGTCGGAAGCATGTCAATTCACCCTCTCCATAATTTACGAATGTCAGAGCCATTTCTTTCAATCTATCCTCTGCACCTTTGCCGCTGAAATTAACTTGAGTATCCCCCATTTTAATTTGTGTAGGCACATCGAGATTTTCAGCACCAACCAACGCAACAATATTGGTCTGTAAATACGCTCCAACCACTCGATACACTATTACATGTTCGAGTTCAGTCGGTAGCGTTTCACAATTGATAATATTGAGTACTCGTTGAGTTTCTGCACTGATTAGGTATTCAAGAATAGGTGTGTCAGTATCAACGCTTTTATTCGTTATATTCAGAATTAGATTCAGAATTTTTTCCAGCATCCTTCACCAATCCTTTACCTTTCGTATTTTCATCTACGTTAGGAT